TTCCGCGTCCACTGCAAAAGGGTGGCCTGATGGCGAACGCGCGGGTCATCGAGATCGCCGACGGGCTGGTCGCCAACCTCGCGGCCCTGTGGGCGGCCTCGGCCGTCCCGCCCGGCCCCCTCGACGCCGTGACGCGCGTCTACTTCTCGACCCTGGGCGACCCGGACACGTCCGACCGCATCCAGGGCCGGCAGGTCGAGGTGTTCCCGAGGGGCTTCGGCAAGCCGGTCGAGGGCACCCGCGCCGAGAAGCTCATGGAGTACGACCTGCGCGTGCTGGTCGCCGAGCGCTACACGGACGGGCCGGGCCCCGTGCCCCCGGCCTGGGTGGACGTGCGGACGGCCTTCCTGGAGCAGGTGGTGTGGCTGCCGGTGGCCGACCCGCGCCTGGCGATCGGCCAGGCCGTCGGCTTCCCGGCCGTCTACCCCTACTCCAGCGAGGTGCAGCTCTACGACCACGACTGGCTGATTCGCTCCAACCTGTTTTTGTCCCTGGCCTCCTTTGTCCTGCGGGAGTACCTGCCCTGATTTCCTGAAAGGGGGCGGCCGTGCTCGGCATTCTCGCCAAACTGTACCGCAACACGGGCACCTACGGCACGCCGGCGTGGGTGTCGATCGACCTGATCAGCGACGTCAAGATAGGCGCCAAGTGGGACAAGGCCGACGCCTCGACGCGGTCGTCGCGGGCCAAGGTCTATGCCAAGCCGATGCTCGACATCGAGATCACGGGCAAGATAAGGGCCGACACGACTGATGCCGGCTTCACGGCCTTCTACCAGGCCTACCTCCAGGACGCCGTCTCGGACTTCCTGGTGCTCAACGGGCCCGTGACCCTGACCGGCGTGCGCGGCTACCGGGCCGACTGGCTGGTCTTCGGCGCCGACGAGGACCAGGCATTGAGCACGGTCGAGTTCGAGGACTTCACGATGGCCCCCGGGCTCTCGACCAACCTGCCGCAGTCTGTGCTCATCACCGGCGGCCTGCCCGTGTTCACGCCCATTACTGGATAAATGAGGGGGCCAATATGCTCGGCATCCTGGCCAAACTGTACCACAACACGGGCGCCTCCTACGCGGCGCCGACCTGGTCGTCGATCGACCTCATTTCGGACGTCAAAATTGGCGCCAAGTGGGACAAGGCCGACGCGTCGACGCGCTCCTCCCGCGTCAAGATTTACGGCAAGCCGATGCTCGACATCGAGATAACCGGCAAGATCCGCTGCGACCTGACCGACGCGGGCTTCCTGGCTTTTTACAACGGCTACCTGCTGGACCAGGTCCTCGACCTGATGATCCTCAACGCCGCCTCGACCGTCAACGGCGCCCGCGGCTACCGGGCCGACTTCCTGGTCCTGGGCAGCGACGAGGACCAGGCGCTCTCCGTGGTGGAGTTCGAGGACTTCACGATGGCCCCGGGCCTCAGTACCAACCTGCCCCAGTCCGTGCTGGTGACCACCGGGGCGCCCGTCTTCACGCCGATCACGGGGTGAGCGATGGCCCGCTACGAGCAGGCACTGTTCCGGGTCAAGTCGATGTTCTTCGACGCCCGGCCCGTCCTGGACGCGGCCGACCGTGCCGCCCGCAAGGTGCTGTCCCGCTTCGGCGCCTTCGTCCGCCGCCGCGCGAAAAGCTCGATCAAAAAGGCGCCGAAGAAGGCGAAGACGGCCCTGAAGCGCGGGCTGCTCCTGTCGGGCGAGGGCCAGTTCATCAGCGGCCCGGGCCAGCCCCCCGTCGGCCACGTCGGCACGCTCCGCGACGCGATCCTCTTCAGCTACGACCCGGGCAACAAGAGCGTGGTGATTGGCCCCGTCCCCTTCCAGGGCTCGGGGCGGGGCGCGCGGGCCCTGGAGGAGGGCGGGCCCAGCGTCAAGAGGCCCTCGGGGCGGACCGTCGAGATACGCCCGCGCCCGTACATGCGGCCGGCCTTCCTGGCCGAGCTGCCGAAGGTCGGGCCCGGCTTCAAGGGGAGCGTGACGGCATGACCACTTTCAAGGACAGTCTTGGTAGAGAATGGAGCGTCGCCCTGACCGCGGGGGCCGTGCGCGACCTGGCCCGGGCCACGCCCGTCGACCTGCGCACGGCCGTGAAGGCGGACAACGAGACCGGCCTGATCGAGCTGATCTTCTTCGACCCGATGACCGTCATGGAGGTGCTCTGGGTGCTCCTGGCGGCCCAGGCGAGGGAGAAGGGGGTCGACCAGGACGGCTTCGAGGCCGGCTTCGACGCCGCGACCAACCACCGGGCCTCGACGGCCCTCTACGCGGCCATCGCCCTTTTTTTCCGACCGCCGGCGATTGCGGAGCTGACGATACGCCGGCTGCCGGAGATGCTCCAGAGGATGGCGAAGGGGGTGGACCGGTTCATCGACCAGAGGGCGCGGGAGGCGGATGGACAGCCCGTTCCCTCTGGCACTTCTTCGCCGAGCTAGAGCGGGAGTGCTGGGAGGCGGCCGGCGTGGTCGGCGTCGACCCGCGCCCGCACACCTGGCGGCAGCTGGTGTGGATGGCCCGGGCCAGACTGTCGGCGCAGTACGACCTGGCGATCTGGCTGGTCAACAACGCCGGCATGAGGTCGAAGCCGGCAAGCCTCAGGGCCAACCCGTTCCGGGCGAGGCGGCGGCGGCAGTCGCGGCCGGTCACGAAGGAAGAAAACGACATGGCCTGGGCGCTCCTTGACCAGGCCATGAGGAGGCAGGCGGCGAGAAGGGGATAGCATGGCAGAAGCGGGGGTCATCCACGCCGGACTTGCCGCCGTTCAGCTCACGGCCGACGTCGCCCCCCTGGCGGCCGGGCTGAGCAAGGCGAAGTCGCTGCTCACGGGCTACGCCTCGGGCGTGGCGAAGATGGGCGTGGCCCTCGGCGGCATGGGCAGCGCCCTGGCCGCGCCCATCATCGGCCTCTTCAAGGGCGCGGTCGACCAGGCGACCGGCATGGGCGACCTGGCCTCGAAGATGGGCACGACGGCCGACGAGGCCAGCCGGCTCACCTACGCCATGAGCAAGTACGGCATGACCCAGGAGGAGGTGGTCGGCTTCTCCCAGCGGATGTCGAAGGCCCTGGTCGAGTTGCGCGAGGGCGTGCCGGAGACGACGAACAAATTCGCCCAGATGGGCGTCTTCCTGGGCGACCTGGAGGGCAAGGACCTGACGGGCATGTTCGAGGTGATGGGCACGCAGATCAACAAGATCGTCGACCCGACGGACAAATTCAACCGCTCGCTGGAGTACCTCAGCGCCAACGGCCCGCGCACCCTCAAGGCCTTCGAGGACGGCTCGAAGGGCCTGCGCGAGGGCATGGAGGAGTCGGACCGGGTCGGGGCCACCGTCACCCAGCAGCAGGTCGAGGACGCCCGGAAGATCGCCGCCGCCTTCAAGGTGATGAGCACCGGCATCAAGAGCGCCCTGCTCGAGGTCGGCAAGGCCCTGTTCGGCTCGGGCGACGACATCCAGGAGCTGGCCTCGAACATCGCCGACGTGGCGCGGGACGTCCGCACCTTCATCCAGGAGAACAAGCAGCTCATCAAGATCGTCCTGGGCGTCGGGGCGGCCGTGGCCGTGGCCGGGGGCGCCCTCGTCGCCCTCGGCGTCGCCGGCGGCGCCCTGTCCGGCCTCGTCGCCGGCCTCGGGGCCGCGGTCGTCGCGGTCAAGTTCCTGGCGCTGGCGCTGATCGGGCTGACCGGCTTCCTGATCGGCCTGGCCGTGCCCCTGGCGATCCCCGCCGCCCTGCTCTACCTCTTCGTCACCCGCACGGAGGCGGGCGCCGAGGCCATGCGCCGCTTCGGCTCGGTGACGAGCGACGTCGCCGCCAACGCCCGGACGGCCTGGGGCAACATCAAGGACGCGGCGGTCGACGCCTGGGGCGGCATCGTCTCGGCGCTGAAGCGGGGCGACATCGAGTCGGCCTGGGAGATCGCCCTGGCCGGCCTCAAGGTCATCTGGCAGGAGGTGCGGATCTTCATCTCGTCGTCCTGGCGGTCGCTCATCAACATGCTCCGCGAGACCGTCGACGACGTGGCCGTCTACCTCGGCACGGTCTTCATCAACATCGGCGAGCGCATCGCCGTGGCCCTGGGCAGCGCCATCACCGGCGTCCGCGGCATGTTCGCCGGCCTGGCCCGCGTCATGGGCGGGCTGCTCGAGGGCGTGCGGGCGATGGCCGGCGCGATCGTCGGCATGGTCACGAGCGCCCTGGCCGGCGTCACCGACATGATGGCCGGCGTGCTCAGGCGCGTCGGCGGCACCACGGCCGCGGAGCTGGCCGGCCTCAGCGGCAGGATGACGGGCATGGCCGCGGCGCTGGAGGGCGTCGGCGCGAAGGGGCGGGCGGCGGCCAGCGCCATCAAGGGCGAGGCCGGGGCCACCGCGGAGGCGGCCAACCGCCTGGCCCGCACCATCGAGGGCGGGGGCGACACGGGCGAGGAGCGGGCCAGGGAGCGCGGCCGGCAGATGCGCAAGGACCTCCGCGAGTGGCGCGACGTCAGGAAGACGACGCGGGACAAGGCCGCCGCCGACGACAGGGCCGCGGCCCGGGCCGCGGCCGACGAGCTCAAGGACGAGCTCGGGGGCCTGCTTGAGAGCGAGGAGTACAAGACCTGGGAGCGCGGCATGTACAACATGCTCATGGCGGAGGTGCGCGCGGCCGGCCCCGGCCGGGGCGGCGGCGGCATGGCCGCGCCCCGCGAGGCCCGCGGCATGTTCACCGCCGGCCTGGTCGGCGGCTCGGTCGCCCAGGCCCTCGGCGCCGGCACCCAGCCCGTCCTCCGCGACCTGCTCGGGGAGGCCAGGAAGACCAACGACCACCTGGCCGACATCGCCGGCAAGGTCGAGCCGCCGGTCGTGGGGAACTAGCATGACCGTCCAGAACTTCAACGAGCTGGCGAAGTCGAGGGACTCGGTCGTCGACCTGCGCTCGGGCAAGACCACCTTTCAGTACATCGCCCAGACGGTGCCGCCCTACTCCCTGTCCGACGACCAGGACCTGATCGCCTTCGTCAAGGCGAACCTGACCGTCCGCTACGGCTTCCAGTACCGCCGCACCATCACGCCGACGCCCCTGGGCGGGGGCTGGTGGAACGTCGTC